CTGATGCCAATGCTTGTGCAATGCGTATCAATGCATTGGATAAAGACTTCTGGATTGTGACTGCCTTTGAACTGCAGTGATTCTCTCCCGTAGCCATCTCTTTGTAGTTGGCTTCCTGAGGGATTCCACCAACCTAATTCCCGTCCCTCATTCTGATCATGCTCAACATCATCGCCCGTCTCGCCCTCAAGTCTCTTGATCGTGTGGTGCTTGATTACATCAAGGAGCACCCTGGACAGCGTCTGTTTCAGATTGATCGCAACACCCTCAAATCCCACCACAACTGGGGCACCAAGCACGTTGTACAGCGCCTGGAAAACCAAGGCCGCATCTTTGTACAGCGACAGCGTCTTGGAGAAGCCATCGCCCCTCGTTATTACGCAGCATGACCTTGTTTGAGGTCACACTCAGTGGTGGGACGTACTTGTTGTATGCGACAACGGTCGAGCAGGCTGCCTGGGCAGCACTGGAATTAGCAGGTCAGCATCAACAACAACTCCTTAACGTTCGCCGCAAAGATGAGTGGTAGAAAGCCTTACTTACCAAACAATTGGGATGAGTACCACGAAGCACCCGATGACATGTTCATTCCTCACACGTTTGAGGAGCTGATGACGTGGAAGGTTGCGAATTGGGAATTGCCCAGCTCCGTTGCGTGTGTCATTCGTACAACGAATGTCAAAACCAAGAAAGTGCAGGAATTCACGTACCAACGACGCACGGCAGCGCAATCCAAGATCCGCGAACTGTTGTTGACCCCCGACATCGAGTTCACGGTCGTCGACCACGAGTCCATTCACCACCTCGCCTCTGAACATGACTAACACCAAGCGGTCCTTCTACAAACAACTGCGTGATGCAATTCCTGCATACCATAAGTTTTACGACGAACTGCTGCAGCTGCTGAACGAGCAACGCAAAGACGACGTGTACGTTGTAGACCGACAGTACATCTGAACCACAACTTCCGTGCAGCTATTTTCGTTCGGCCCGGTTTATTTCGGTTTACAGCGGATTTGCCGTTACGACGCTTGGGCTACCAGCGTCTCGTGGCATGTCCGCTTTGGTATACTTGAGATGGAACTAACCCGCCCCACAAGGCGAAACCATGGATCCACTCAAGAGAAGGTGCACCGACGACGACATGCGTCGGTTCCTTAAAGCCATGAACTTACTCAGGGTCATGGATCGAGAAGTTCCCGGTCAAGTTGTTGCTGCTTTTGCATACGTTGCTAGCCACAACGGCTGCCACAAGCAAGCACTTGAGGAAGACCTTGGTCTTTCCACAGCATCAGGTTCCAGGACAACTGACTGGCTTTCCAAGACACACCGCCTTGGCAAAGCTGGCTTCAACCTCATCAAAAAGGAGGACGATCCAACCAACACCCGACGTAAGATTCTCACCCTAACTCGTGAGGGTGAACTGTTAGCCCAACAGATGAAAGACATCCTCTATGGATAAACTCACCACTTGGGGCCAAGCACTCGACTACACGTTCGCCACACGTGATACGTGGAGGCATGGCAATGGACGCAAGACAGCCTTGATCAACTCAGGGCATTTTACACGCTTGCGTGGCCGTAGTTTCCCCATCTCCAAGATCAGTCAACCGGTGGTCACACAGGTGTGCATTGAACTGGAAGATGAGGGCAAATCCGATGCCACGATCAACAGGATTGTCAGTGCTGTATCGACAGTGCTCAATCACCTGGCCTTTGATGGTTTGATCTCCGGTGCCCCGAAGTTTCGGCGGCGCAAAGAGAACGAACACCGCTTCCGCTGGTACACCAAAGACGAGGTGGAGCAGCTGCATCAAGCAGCGTTAGACCCCTTTGATCGACAAGATCTCGCCCACATCATTGTGGCTGCGGCCTACACGGGCATGCGGAGGGCGGAGCTGCTGACGGTGCAGGCGATGGACATCGACCTTGCCACCTGGCAGATCCACGTGGGCGGGCGCCCTGGTTTCACCACCAAGGCGCGGAACTACCGGGTCATCCCGATCCACGAGCGCATCCGGGGATTGGTCTCGGATCGGCTGCAATACGCCACCCCCAGCGTCAAGCTGTTTGGCGATGAGTGGACGGGCGGCGACCAGCTGCTGCGGGCGTACAACAAGGCCCGCAACTACATCCGCAAGGATGAGACCTACTGCTTCCACACATTGCGTCACAGCTTTGCGACGTGGTGCAACGACGCGGGGGTGCCGGTTCGCACGATCATGGACCTGATGGGTCACAAGCGTGTGGAGACGACGCTGCGGTATGCCAAAGTGTCGGACCAGGCGCGGGAGGAGGCCATTTTGGCCATCTAAACGCGACTACCAGGGGGCCATCTGATAGGCTTCCACCACCCAAGCGGCGAGATTCGCAATGAGTCTCATCGCTGGAATCCCCACGCGGATGTGGCGGAATTGGTAGACGCGCTAGTTTCAGGTTCACGGGCGACTGAAATCCGCTAGTGAACACGCCAGGTCGCAAGGCCTGGCTTTTCTTTTGTGGTCTGGTATCCACTAAAGAACAGGTCTAAATCACGGTTCTAACTCGCTATCTCACCGCCTATGGCAACCCCCGCTCAGATCGAGCAACAGGTCGAATTGGAGCGTCGCGCTATTCGCCAGGGCACCCAACGGCTCTGGTCCAATACATTTGAACTAGAACAAAAGAGTTATGCCAGCGCCTCGATTTACGGGGTGACTTGCATCCAGGCGATGCTTCCCAAGCTGGTTGGTTATATTGATGAGACAGCATTTGCTCGCATTCAAAAGGGCGACAACGGTCTTTTGTTTGCTGAGATCAATGCTTACCTGCTGGAATTAGACACCTATTCCATGGCAGCCATCGCCTTAAAGATTGCCTTCGATAAGATCTTTAGCCACAAAGCTAACTCCAATCTTGTTACGGAGGTCATCTCTTGTATCGGTGCTGCTATCGAACAAGAGTGCCAGATGCGCTGGTATGAAAAGACGGATCCCAACCTTTTGCAGCGGATCAAAGAGAACTACTGGCATCAATCCTCAGGCACCCGTCAACGCTTGGCCACCACCAAGACGTTGATGAACCGCTATGAAAAAGAGTGGCAGCACTGGTCCCGCACCGTTCGCACCAAGCTGGGCGGCTGGTTGCTGGACTGCCTGTGTCAGGTCTCGGGCTGGTTCACCAAGGTGGTGGAGATGCACCATGGCAAGCGCCAGAACTGCATCGTTCCCACCCCGGACTTCTACGCCGTCAAGGACCAGATCATGGGGGATGCGGAAGGCTTTGCCCCATTGGCCTGGCCCATGCTGATCGAGCCCAACGATTGGTCTCCTGCCAAGTCAGGGGGCTACCTGCTCAACGAGGTGATGCGCGGCCACCAAATGGTCCGCAGGGGTGATCAGGGATGTGTACAGGGGGAGGGAATCTATGCATTCCTCAACCACCTGCAGAAGGTGGCCTACAAGGTCAACCCCTTCACCTATGGCGTGGCCCTCCAGCTAATGGAGCGAGGCATCCAGGTGGGGAAGTTCATCCCCATCTACGAAGTGCCCAAGCCTCCGAAACCCTCAGACATCGCTGAGAACTACGACAGTCGCAAGGACTACAGGCGTCGTACAGCTGAGGCCATGAACCAACAAGCGCAGGTCTTTCGCAAGAGCTGCCGCACCCGCATGACCATGGAAGTGGCGGGCTTGTTTGCCACCAAGGACCGCTTCTTTTTGCCATGGAGCACGGACTATCGGGGAAGGGCTTACCCCATTCCCGCTTTCCTCACGCCCCAGGACACGGACTTTGGCAAGAGCCTGCTGCGCTTTGCAGAGGAGGCCTTCTTGACCCCCGAGTCAGAGGACTGGTTGAAGTTTCAAGTCGCCACCACCTATGGGCTCGACAAGAGCACCCTCCAGGATCGCCTGGATTGGGCGGACAACAACCATGCCCTGATCTCTAGGGTCGCAACCGATCCACTAGCAAACATTGGCGACTGGGAAGCAGCGGAAGAGCCTTGGCAATTCCTTGCTGCCTGTGAGGAGATGCATGCCTGCTTGCTGGCCTGCACCCGCTCCTTCACAGGGCTCTGCATCGCCACCGATGCCACCTGCTCAGGTCTTCAGATCTTGGCGGGGTTGGCGAGGGATGCCAGCACTGCACGTCTGGTCAACGTCCTGCCTAGTGATTGCCCTCAGGACGCCTACAAGGTTGTTGCTGAGGAAGCCAAGCCCCACTGCCCTGAATCGATCCAGCCCTATATGGATCGCAAAACCGTCAAGCGGGTGGTGATGACTGTCCCTTACAACGCCAAGCCGTACTCCAATCGTGGGTACATCCGTGAAGCGTTGAAAGATAAAGATGTGGAGATCGAGAAAGACGATCTCACGCAGACAGTCAGAGCTGTTCGTGAGGCGATGGAACGTGTGGTTCCTGGTCCCATGAAGGTGATGCGTTGGATTGAAGATGAGGTCTCTGCTGCCATCAAGGCAGGCAAAACCAAGCTGACCTGGACAACACCCAGTGGGTTTGTCGTCAATCAAAAGCTGATGAAACCCAACAAGGTTCGCATCCAGCTCCAGCTGCTTGGATCCTGTGACCTGCTTGTTGCTGATGGTGACACCAATGAGGTGGACATCAACAGGCACAAAGCAGCAACAGCTCCCAACCTCATTCATTCACTGGATGCATCCATCTTACATTTATCTTTCATCAGGTTTGATGCACCCTTCAGTGTGATCCACGACTCTGTGTTGTGTCGTGCCACGGACATGTCGCAACTGTCGACAGTGGTTCGTGAAACCTACATGCATATCTTTGCAGAGCACGATTACCTGCGTGACTTTGCAGCTCAGATCGGTGCGGAAACAGAACCTCCAATCATTGGGGATCTGGAGCCAGAGGCCGTGATTAATTCCACCTATTTCTTCTGTTAATGTCCAATCCCACAATTGTCACTGAACCTGTTGTTCTTGAGGGGTATCAAAACTTCTTCAAGGAAAGCAAGTTTGGTAAGCGTGGTCTGCAGGCTATTGTCCCTGAAAAGATCGTTGATCGTCTTGAGCAAGATCGTGAAGAGCTTCTCAAGTGGGCAAAGTCCAAACATAAAAATCCCAACCGTGCAACCGTCAAGGTTGAGCCCTGGGAAAGTGTGAGTGACGGTCAGTATCAGGTCCGCTTTAGCTGGAAACCTGATGTGGTTGTCCCCATTGTTGATTCAGAGGGTACTCCGATCAAAGAGGAGATCCCGCTCTACAGCGGCAGCATGGTGAAGCTTGCTTTTGTGCAGAAGCCCTACACCACCCCTGACAGCGTCGGCACCCGCCTGGTGCTCAAGGCTGTGCAAGTCATCAGCTGTGCTGGTGGTGCTGCTGTGGATCGAGGCGACTACGACGATACGGAAGCTGCTGCCTTGTTTGGTCAAACCAAAGGTTTCAAGGTTGGCGAACCTAATGTTTCCGTTACGACTCCCGTTGACGACGACGACGAGTTTTAATGCGATCCAAACTTGAAGAGAAAGTCGCTCAACTTCTTAATGAGTTGGGTGTTTCCTTTGAGTACGAATCAACAAAAGTCCCATACATACTCCAATGTAATTACACTCCAGATTTCTTGCTTCCCAACGGTGTCTATTTGGAGACCAAGGGTCATCTTACCCCTGAAGACCGCAGGAAGATGGTTGCCGTCAAAAAGGCCAACCCAGATCTGGATATTAGGTTCGTATTTCAAGCCCCTTATAACAAGATCGAAAAAAGATCTAAAACCACGTATGCCGCTTGGTGTGAGAAAAACAACTTCAAGTGGTGTGCCTATCACTCCATCCCAATCGAATGGTTGACCTAGCCGTCATCAAAGATCTGGCGTTCAACCTCATTATGGCTCTCGATAAACACTCCTCTCCCCAGGATGTTATCGAGGGCTTTGAGGATGCGTTGGATGACTATGAAGCTCTTATCCACCAACTTCACAAATGAGCACTCTTGAATATGGTTCTGCAGAATTTTATGCAGAGCAATTCAGTGACATCCTGGCTGATGTCGACTCTGAAAACGACAAGTATGCAGCCAACATCATCGCTGGCTTCTTAATGTCAATCGATGATTGGCTGAAGTACCACGACAACCAAGCTGATGCATACCGAGAAATCAGAGAGCGAGTTTGTCAGGCACTTGCCGTGCAATAACTGTGGCTCATCGGATGCCAATGCGCTGTACACCGATGGCCACACCTTTTGTCATAAGTGTCACAATTACGTCTCTGGAGACGGTTCCACTGAACAAACCACCTTCACTGTCAAAGCTGTGCAACTCCAAGGCTCTGCCCAACGACTCAACAAGCGAAACATCAGTGAAAAAGTTTGTGAGAAGTACAAGATTTATCGAGATGGTGAATGCCTAAGGTTTCATTACTTCGATGAGTCAGGCATCCTGCGTGGTGTCAAAACCAGAACCAAGACCAAAGACTTCTTCTACGAAGGTCAGCAAGCCAATGCCCTCTTTGGACAACACCTATTTCCAGCCACTGGAAAACGAGTCGTCATTACAGAAGGCGAACTCGATGCGGCTTCATGTTACGAAGCTATGTCGGGGTGGCCGATGGTTTCAATACCTAGCGGTTCCGGTTCGGCCAAGAAGTCGATTCAACGGTCTCTCCCATGGCTTCAGGGTTATGCGGAGATTGTCCTGTTCTTCGACAATGACGAGGCAGGCCGTCAAGCGGCGAAGGATGCAGCAAGCGTATTGCCACCTGGCAAGTGCAAGATTGCATCGATCCAGGGTAATTACAAAGATGCGTCAGACGCCCTCTCTGCCAATGACCCTGAGGCGATTTGTCGCGCTATTTGGGATGCGAAACCTTTCCGTCCAGATGGGATCGTTGATGGGAAAAACCTTCTAGATCTCGTTACCACTCCTAGCCCTCCCTGCAATCATGAGTACCCCTTCGTGGGACTGCAAAATAAACTTCACGGGATCCGATACGGAGAGCTTGTTACTATTACTGCAGGATCTGGTATTGGTAAATCCAGCTTCTGTAGAGAGTTGGCAACTCACCTTCTCGGTACCGGTGAACGAGTTGGATACCTGGCTCTTGAAGAGTCAAATCGCAGAACAGCTCTCGGACTGATGTCTGTTGCCTCCGGGCAAGCCCTTCACATTGGAGAACATGAGAGATCCAAACTTGAACGAGTCTATAGCGACACTCTTGCTAAGTGGAACCTGTTTCTGTTTGATGGTTTTGGTTCTTTCGATCCTAACCTAATTTACAACCGAATCGAATACTTGGCCTGTGGCCTTGACGCAAAAGTAATCTTCGTCGATCACCTTTCCATTTTGTTGAGTGGTCTTGATGGTGACGAGCGGAAAATGATTGACCAGACAATGACCAACCTTAGGTCTCTGGTTGAACGAACTGGTGTAGCCATGTTCCTTGTGTCGCATTTGCGGCGTACCAATTCAGATCAAAACCATGAAGAAGGCGCACGAGTCACTCTCGGACAACTTCGAGGTTCGGCAGCAATTGCTCAATTGTCAGATGGAGTTATTGCGCTTGAACGGAACCAGCAGGCGGATCGAGGATCATCTTCAACGACTGTGCGAGTACTTAAAAATCGCTATAGCGGAGAAGTCGGAGTAGCTTGCCATCTTGACTACGACCTGTCCACATGTAAATTCTATGAAAGTGAAGCCACCGACGACTTTGATACCTCAGAGTTCTAAGTTGCAGAAACCGAAGCCTCCCACTCCCGAAGCCATAGAGAAAGCACAATTTATTGATAAGACCTTTTCTTGGTCTGGTAAATGAAAGTCGTCTTCGACATTGAGACCAATGGACTTTATGACGACGTTTCTTGCATCCACTGTTTAGCCTATAAGGATCTAGAGACCAAAGAGGTCTTTGTCTTTAACGATACAGGTTCTAAGCAGTCGATCACCGCTGGCATCACACACTTAATGGAGGCTGATCTTTTGATTGGCCACAACTCCATTGGTTATGACCTTCCAGTCATCAAAAAGCTGTATCCGTTCTTCCAAACATCAGCCCAAACTCTTGACACGTTGATCCTTAGCCGGATCTATCACGCTGACATGTTGAAGTTAGACGGTAAGCGTAACTGGCCACAGATGCCTGCACAACTCTATGGCAGACACTCTTTGGAATCCTGGGGCTACCGCCTTGGTGAATACAAAGGTGGTTTCGCCAAGAACACTGACTGGAAAGAGTGGTCGCAGGACATGGAGGACTACATGGTTCAAGATGTCAACGTTACAACTAAATTATGGTCCTACTTTGTCAAGAACTTCCTGACTACATCAAGCTAGAACATCAGGTTGCAGAAATTCTCACCCAACAGGAGCTTCATGGCTGGTACTTCGACGAGCGCAACGCTTACGAACTTGAAAATCAACTTAGACGAGAGCTTGATCGACTTGCAAATGATCTTAGATCGTTGCACCCGTTTGTCTCAGGCGGTCCGTTTACTCCAAAGCGAGCTAACCGAACTTCAGGATATGTTGAGGGGTGTGAGTTCACACGTATAAAGGATCTGAACCCAACATCCAGGGATCACATTGCCTGGGTAATGCAGACCTTTTACAAGTGGAAACCAACCGAGTTCACTGAGAAAGGTAAGCCAACCATTGACGAAGTTGTTCTCAATGATATTGGTACACCAATCGCTCTGAAGTTCTTCCGCTGCTTGGAACTAACCAAACAGCTTGGCTTGTTGTCCGAAGGTGTGAACGCCTGGCTAAAGCTTGTCAAAGACAATCGAATACACCACCACTGTTCAGTGGCAACCAACACCCATCGATGTGCTCATCGAAAGCCGAATCTAGGTCAAGTACCAAGTGACGCTGAATTTAGAAAGTTATTCTGCGCTAGCCCTGACCTGTGCATGGTTGGTGCTGACCTCGCAGGGATTGAATTGCGAATGCTTGCCCACTATCTGGCTAGATACGATGGAGGCCGCTACGCAGATGTTCTTCTCAACGGTGACATTCACCAGGAGAACGCAGACAAGATCGGCATCAGCCGACGTTTAGTAAAAACCGTTACCTACGCATTCCTCTATGGTGCTGGCGATCAAAAGATTGGGCTCTCCTACGATCAAGGCCTTTCCAAGGACCAGGCGATCAAGAAGGGGCGAGAAATTCGCCAAGCTTATATGGACGCCATTCCTGGTCTTGAGAAGCTCGTCAACGCTACTAAAGCAGCTGCTAAGCGAGGTTACATTCGCAGCATCGACGGTCGCCATATCGGCGTTGAGTCGGGGCACAAAGCCCTGAACTACCTTTTGCAGTCAAGCGCCTCCGTTATTGCGAAGAGGCAAATGGTGATTGCAAATGAGCAGATTAAAAAACTCAATATCGAAGCTCATCAATTGGCATTTGTACATGACGAGCTTCAGTTTGAATGTAATCCCGCCCACGCGGACGACTTGATGTTTAACCTTGAACTATCAGCAACCTTATCTGGAGAATATTACAACCTGCGAATCCCAATTGCTGCAGAAGCAAGAGCCGGAAGTACGTGGGCTGACACACATTAACTTTACCTCAAATCGTGCTGGTGACTTGGCTGAATTGTATGCATCAGTGTCTTTGATGGCTAGAGGTGCAACAGTCTTTCGGAACACAAGCTGCGACGGTAAAACAGACCTTTGTTTTAAGTATGGCGGCGACCTTTTTGAGATCGACGTAAAACTAGCCTCTTACCGCAATAGCGGCAATGGTGCTTTTTACTGGTCATCACAGACAGCGTCTGAAGTCAAACTTCCAGTGTACCCATTAATTGTGGTTCCGGCGACGGGTAATGATATATCAGGTTGGTATTGTCGATGGAAATGTAATGTCAGGGGATCTAATCATCTTGTCAAGTCCTATCACTGTCCACCTGGCCTTGAAAACTTTTGGGACTAATAAATGCCACCACAAAAATCTAAAACACAATTAGCCAAGAAAAAGTTTGAATCTCGTTCTAAGTACAAGCATACTCACCAAGGCTCCGGTTTGAGGTCACTCCCAAAACCCGGCAAGAAAGCCTACAGGGGCCAAGGCCGATGAGTCTTTTAATTGACGCAGACTTCCTTGTCTACAAGTGCTGCGCTGCCAATGAGTCTGAGATCGACTGGGGCAATGATGTAATCCTAGTTACATCCAACTTCAGTGATGCACTGAGGATGGCTCAACAAGAGCTGTACCGAATTGCCTCTGATCTTGGTTGCTATGATGATTCTATTTTGTTTTTTAGCGATAGTACTAACTTCCGTAAGACTATCGATCCTGAATACAAAGGCCACCGCAATCGGAAGAAGCCGTGTGGTTACAGGAGAGTCATCAACGCCCTGTCTGAAGATTACCCAGTAGTGGTCATGCCAACCCTGGAGGCTGATGATGCCATTGGTATCTACGCCACCAAGGAATCCGGTCACATCATCTGCTCACCCGACAAGGACATGAAGCAGATTCCTGGAGAGCTGTACGACTTCACCAACGAAGTCATCACTATCACCAAGGAGGAAGGTGACCTTTGGCATCTTATTCAGACAATGAGTGGAGATCAGACAGATGGTTATGCAGGCGTTCCAGGCATTGGAATCAAACGCGCTGCAGCCCTATTAGAAAAGAATGGTCCTAGTTGGCAAACAGTTGTTGATGCATTTGCTGAAAAGGGTCTTGGTGAAGATACTGCTTTGACTAATGCCCGCTTGGCAAAAATCCTGCAACACACTGACTATGACTTTCAGTCCAATTCCATCCGATTCTGGAGCCCTCCCTGCACCAATAGTCGAAATGACAATGGAGCAGAAGTTCAAGCTCAGGCAAATTGAAGACGCGCTAAGGCACCCTGATTCATCCAAGGAGGACATTATCACCATCTTCCTGGCATTGCAGCATCAGTGCTTTGTTCTTGGCAACTCACTCTCTAATCTAGTTAAAAAATGGCCAGCTCCCAAATCGGCCCAAGTTACTACCGACGAGGACTAATCCAAGTCTGGGACTTTATCCGTGACCAGGGCCTTAACTTCCACCTTGGCAATGCCATCAAATACATTTGCCGTGCAGGCTACAAAGAGTCTGCCGAGCAAGA